CATTCGAGAACGTCCGCCAAGTCGGGTTCGTCAAGCGAACGATCCCAAGCAAAATCGCTGGTATTGAACCCCTCGTCGTCGGCGCCAGCCCCGACGCCCTCGTTGGTGATCGCGGCGGACTCGAGATCAAGACGATGGCGCCACATCTGATGATCCGCCAGATCGAGAAGGGGACGCCGCCATCACAGCACCTTGCGCAAATTCAAGGTACGATGTGGGTCTGTGACCTCGACCACGTCGACCTGGCAATCTTCTACCGGGGCAAGCTCAGCGTGCCTCTCTATCGGTTCAAGCGCGACGATGCGTTTATCGGCCGACTCAGGAACGAGGTCGAGCGGTTCGACCACGAGCTCAAAAAGCTGACGGCAAAAATTCGTCGCATGGGAGCTACAACCCCATGAAGATGCGGCCGGTCATGTTCACCTGGACGGACGACGGCACGATGGTGCCGCTCGATCGGTTCCGCCAGATTTGCGACCGGCAATTTGTCGTCGGCGCCGAGTATCCGCTGATCGTGGTCGAGGCCCGAAACATGAAGGCCCACAATCATTATTTCGCCTGCATCCATACCGCTTGGGAAAACTTACCCGAGGAGTACGCCAAGCGATTCCCGACGGCCGAGGCGCTGCGCGCGAAGGCGCTGGTCGAGACCGGCTGGTGTACCGAGCGTGACTACGTTTGCGACACGCCGGCGAAGGCTAAATACCTGGCCGGCATCATCCGACATTTCAGCGAGTATTCGGTGATCAAGATAGGCGGAAATGTCGTCAAGGTTTTCGAGCCCAAGTCCCAGGCCGTCGCGCTGATGTCGACCGAGGAGTTCAAACAATCGAAAGAGGACGTCCTCAACTGGATCGAGTCCTTGAACACAGGCCTCAAGATCCGCGAGATCAAGAAAGAAGCCGCGCGCACGGTGCCAGCCGAGAAGGAGCGCCCGATTTCAGCGCCAGCCCAGAAGACGGCCCTGCCGCCGGCGGCGCGCCCCACATCGGCGCCGGCGTATTTCACCTATGCCCGGACCTGGATCTTCGGATCGAAGGACAAGTCCGCGGCCGCTAAACGCTGGGAAGCCGAGCGCGACCTGCGCGACGAGCTCAGGGTGTCGATCCCCAACCGGCGCGAGCTCGAGAAGATGCTCGCCGAGCAATTCAGGGAAGAGGTGACTCAATGACGATGCTGATCAAGATGGGCCGAATGGAAGCGGCCCGAAAGGTGGCCGAGAGCCGGAAGACGCTGGTGGGAAATTCCGTTCCACACCACACGTCAATGATCGACGCTATCGAGATCGTCGATGCGCTCGAGGTTCTCGGCGTGATCAGATTCGACGAGGCGACAGCAAAGGAGCCGACCCGGTGAAGACCTATTACGCAGAATCCTTCGGCGTCGCCTTTGTCTACACGCCGGTAAAGCACGCCGCGTACCTCAACCCGCGGCTCGAGCTGCTCAATCTATCGCCGGGCGGCTTCTCCTGGGGGAAGTACGGGCGCGCCAGCGGCGATCACCAGCTCGCGCTGGCCATCCTTTGTGACGCCTACGATTATGAAAAGGCGCTGCGATTCTACGAAAGATTCGCCAAGCGCGCGATCTACACGAGGAACCGCGAGGCGCCGTTCGAGATGAAGCTCGACCAGGTTCTCGAACACGTCGAAGCGATCGAGAAGGAGACGACACCATGATCAAGGCTACGGCAACAAGATTCGGCGCTGACGGAACGCGTAAGCTGCTCATCATCGGTTTGTCGTACGCCAACCTCGACAAGCTGCGGGCCGACGGCATGGACGGGTTTATCCGAATCAACGGCGAGGAAATGGGCCTTCCGGTCGACGTGCTAATCACCGCCGGCGAGACCGAGGCGATCATGTCCGAGAAGCTGCTCGGGTGCTCCGGACCGGAAACTAAGATCCACATCAGCGATAAACTAAAACAGTGAGGGCGTGATGGTCGCTTACTCATTCAAACGCCAGTTCGTGAATCCGATCAAGGCGGGCCTCGGGATGCCCATCGGCGACCCGTTCGTTCCGCCGCCGAAGCGGCAGACCATCCGCGCGCGCGGCAGGCGCGCCCACGCCAAGCCGGGTGACGAGCTCCAACTCTACACCGGGATGCGCACCAAGAATTGCATCCTGATCGGTCGCGCGCGATGCGTGGAGTCCTGCTCGATCCTCCTATGGTTCACCGAGGGAAGCGTCGCCGCCCATATCAATGGCAAGGTCCTCGGACCGCGCCAGATGAAGGACTTCGCCCAGGCGGACGGCTTCAAGGACGCGCTCGATATGGCCGCGTTCTGGAGCCACGAGAACGGCACGCGCGAGGGCGACAAATGGGAAGGCGTGCTGATCCGATGGGCGCCGATCAAGGCCTCGCCATGAGCTTCGGCATGACCCCCAGGCAATCGCGCTGCCTCGCCTTTATTCGGACCTACGTCTCCGAGAACGAAGGCGAGTCACCGTCATATGACGAGATCGCGTCCGGTCTCGGCTTGCGGAGTAAAAACAGTGTCTGGCGCATGATCAAGGCGCTCGAGGGCCGCGGGTTAATCCGACGTCTGCCAGGTTATGCACGAGCGATCGAGGTCGTCGATCCAGATTCCTCGCTCGACGCCGGCACCGAGCTCATGCTTCGAACCTACTGCAGCGCCATGGGCCTGGCGCGCAAGGTCGTCATCGCCGCCGCGCTGCGCGAATACTTGCGCGCCCATTCAATTCAACCAGCAAACGGAGGGCACCAATGAGCCGCGTCGCCGAGATGCTCAACCCGAACCTCTTCACGCCGCGGCCGCGCGCGCCGTCATATCCAGAAGGCGTCCCAGCCGATGTCTGCGATCTGTTCGAGAAGATCGCACTCGAGGTCGCGGCTTGCGGCTTTGACCGATATTCCGCGCGCGCGCTGGCCCATAGAATCCGCTGGCATGAGCAAATTGACCGGGGGAATCGTGAGTTTATTTTCAACAATAACTGGTCGCCGGCGCTGGCCCGCTGGTTCATCGCGCGCCATCCGCACCTCAGTGATTTTTTTGAACTCAGGAAGTCGCCTAATGAGTGATGCAAAAAATACTAACGAAGTGGCGATTCAGGCGATCGAGCATCAGATCGTCTGGGCGAAGAAATGCGCCAAGGACTACCGAGAACGCGGCGAAACCATTCCTGATCATCTGATTAGGAAAATCGAAAACCTAAAGGGCGCGGCTCGGGCGCTGCGCGCTGGGTGGCTGATAAAACGCAAACTAAACAATGGAGAAACCAATGAAGTCTGAATCCGCTACCGTCAAACTATCCGAACTCTCGATCGACCCGGCAAACGTCCGTAAGACCGACCGAGGAACTGAGCCAAAATTCGCCGCCAGCATCCGCCAGCGCGGGGTGCTCGAGCCGATGCTCGTCCGCACGAAGTTGGGGAGCGTTGGCTACCTAATCGTCAACGGCGGCGAGCGATTCGCCGCCCTGCAGTTCCTTCTCAAGAACGGCGAGAAGGCCGCCGGCGTTGCGGTGACCGAGGCCTTCCCCGTCAAGGTCGAGATCATCGTCGAGACCGACGCTGGTGCGCGCGCCACCAGCCTGGCCACCAACCTGATCCGGTCCGATATGCACCCGGTCGACGAGTTCGAGGCCTTCGCCACCATGATCAAGGATGGCGCCACCCTAGAGACCATCAGCACCGAGTATGCGCGCACAATCCCTGAGATCCGCCAGGCGCTCTCTCTGGCGGCAATCGCGCCCGAGATCCGCAAGGCCTGGCGCGCCGGTGGGATCGGCGGCGATGCGGCAGAGGCCTACGCCCAGACCAAGGACCTTGCCCACCAGGTCCGGATCTTTAAAAAGTTGAAGAATCGCGCCGGCGACGCCTACGACGTCAAAAAAGAAATCTCCGGCCATCGGCACCACGAGATCGCCAAGCTGCTCAAGTTCGTCACCCCGCAGGCCTATGAGGCGGCCGGTCACCACATCAATCCGTCGTTATTCGCCGACGAAGATGATCGCTACCCAACGGTGATCGACAACGTGCCGGCGCTCAAGGTGATGGCCGCGCGCAAGCTCGAGGACAAGATCCTGGAACTGAAGAAGGACGGATGGGGCTGGGTGACATTGAAGGACGAGGCACCCAAGGATCTTTACGCCTGGCGCCGACTGCCGGCCGGCAATCCCAAGAAGGAACAGAAGGCCCTCGCAGGGTGCACTCTTGCCATCAACTACGACGGCAAGCTTGAGATCGAGCGCGGATACATTAAACCTGGCACCAGCATTAAGATTGAAAAGACGCCGGCCGAGAAGGCGGCAGCCCGCAAGGCTAGACCAGCCAAGCCCGCGGCCATCTCGGCAGCGTTGGCCGGCCGTCTATCGCAGGTTCTGACCAAGTCCGCGGCCGCGGTCGTCGCCGAGATCGATCACGAGTCGGTCGTTCGCC